AGAAGAATATTACATCCACCCACTTCAATAGAAGTTGTTTCTGAATAAGTTGTTATATTCTTATATTCCTTTAATAACAGATCTATAGTATTAACTTCATTCGTATCTTTATAATATGCAGTATGATTACCAACTATACTATGAAGTGTTATTCCCATTTCTTGGAGCCTATCAAAGTAAGTCTCCTTTGCCCAATCAATAGACCATAAATCTATAGATCTACGATTATCGAATGTGTCACCCATATCAATGACAGTATCGATTTTGTGTTCTTCCAAATATGGGAAAAAGACATTATCGTAAAACTTTTTGAAATAATCGTGAAATGGTTTAGACCCCTTACGAGCACCAAAATGCTGATCCGTTATTATCGCTATCTTCATCTATTACCAGACTTATACTGAATATTATCCTTAATAGTATTGTAATCAGAACTAGAAGCAGTGAGTGCTCCATCGTCAACCATCATTACTTCATCATAACCTGTCTTTTCGATAATCTTTGTCTTGATCTCAAGTTGCTTTTTCTCTTTCTGGATTCTTCTGAGAAAAGCATAATGAATGATCTGTGTAAAGTAAGCAAAAGGATTTTTGGATTTATTAGGATCAAAGTTATGTATGTACTGAACGCAATTTTCGATTCCATCTGATATCATGTCATCTCTGAACATGTAATTAACAAAATTTGGCTTATAAGATAAATGTGTAGCAATCTTTAAAAAACACTCTCCAAGATAATTACTAATTCTTGGTTTAGGTAAATCCTTAGTTTTCGCTACAGCAACTTCAGCACGATAATCTATTAACGCTGCTAAGAGTTCTTTATTATTTACATAATGTTCTGATTTCTTCTTAGCCATAACATTAATATATCCTTATTAATAATTGTTTATATTATAACATTATTTACCCGACTTGACAAGGTAACAATTTATCTGTACAATAACTCTGTAAGGGTTGGAAGAGATATATTAGCTTTCTTTATTAATTTTATATAATTCTTCTAAAAGTTTACGAGATTGTTCTACTGTAGATATATAACCTATTTGATCACTTAATTTAACTTGTCCATCAAAAACAATTTCTACCTCTTCATCATTTAAATATCTTTCATAAAAGTGAATAATTTGTTTATCTTTTACTTCACTCATAGTAATAATTTTATCGGGTTTAATTAAATATAAATCTTCTTCAGGTAATTCTAACCAAGGTTTTATTTTTACATACTGTCCTGTACCATTAGATAACATTTTCATTATTACTGGACTTTGAAGCATTATGACTGGATCTTCATCAGTTTGCTCTATGGAGATCAATGCAAAGATTTCTTCCCCAGTTATTAATTTTACAACTCCGTGGAATTCTTCTTTCATTATGCTTTTATTGGTATATTAACGATATCATAATTAAAGTTTTCTTCATTATAAATTTTAATTCTTTCTATCAAATGATTTAATGTATAATTTTTTCTAGATTTACTACTAATATCATCGGCAATATCATATAAAGTAGCTTTGGTTTTTTGATTACCTTTTCTAAGAACCCTTCCTATAGATTGTAAATTTCTGATTCTTGACTTAGAAGGGGAGGCAAAAATTATGTTGTGTAAATTTTTGATATTAATCCCAGTCGAGAAGGTTCCGTAGGATGCAACGATAATAGCATTATCCTCTTGCTCAGTGATTTCTCGAACTTTCTCTCTGTCTTCGGTGTCCACTCCACCATGAATAAAAAAGACATGTCGCTGTTCTACAGTATTACTATTTATCATCTCATATAAAGGTTCTCCGTGTGCTTCTACCCTTGCAAATAGAATAAGAGTATTACCTTTAAGATCAAGTGCTAAATTTCTTATAAATCTATTTCTTGTCTGATGACCTATAATATACTGAACTTCATCCTCAAAACATTCAAATTTATTCGGTGGGTGTTTCAATAGAAGCACATTGATATCTAGTTTAGCAAGATGCCCTTTCTTCATTAACTCGTCAGTTTTAATGATCTTATAGGAAGGTCCAAACAATCCCTCAAGAACTAATTTATTTGTTTGAGACCCATCTAGGGTTCCTGTGAAACCATATCTAAATTTTGCGTCACTAAGTTTAGTCATTATAGATACTAACGACTTCGACTTAAATTGGTGTGCTTCATCACCAACAACCACAGAGAATCTTTCAAAGTATTTTCTAGGAAGTTTGTAGATTGACTGCCAAGTAGTAATTATGACTTGAGAATCCGTTTCTCTTTCTCTACCAGCATATATTTTATGGCAGTATGAACCAACATCCCATCCATAATCTGCAAAATCTTTATACATCTGTTCTACAAGTGAAGTCGTCGGAACAACTATCAAAGTATTTTGCTTGCGTTCAACATAATATCTCACAATCGAATATATCATCAACGACTTTCCAGAGGCAGTTGGTGATATCAGCAGTTTTCTATTATGCCTTAAGGCATCGTATACTCCATCGATCTGATATGCTCTGGGTTTATGACGACAAATAGAATTCATATAATCCTTTACACCCTCTTTTGAGATTGTAGGATTTACCTCAAACGGTGTTCCATAATGTTTATTATCTTTGAACTCGTAAGTATATTCATGATCTTTGCAAAACTGAACTATCCTATCTAACAGTCCAACATATATTTCTCCTTTCTGAATATTAAATAATCGTATCTTACCATCCCAATATTTCTTTTGATAGTGTGGCATAAACTTCGCACCAGGCACATCAAAAGTGAATTGATCGGACAATTCATAATATACATGAGTCTCTGCTTCTATGTGCAGATGCACCTCATTCTTTTTTGATATAATCAAATGACTCATAATCCTATACCAATGTAGGATTATTTAGAGTCTTTATTTTTCGCTCATTCCTATAGGTCCTTTTCCCTTTTTAATATTTGCCATTCTCTTTTGATTATCTTTTATAGATTGTCTTATACCACGAGAATGTGCTTTACTTTGTTTAATATCTACAGATAACATATAATTATCACCTGGATTCCACTTATGTGGTTCTACTTTAGATGAACCAGGAGTTTTAGCAACAGTACTTAATTCTGCTTTTGTTTTCCTAAAGACAGGAGTTGGTTTCCAACCCTTCTTTTCATAATCGGTTACTTTATCTGCTTGCCCAGATCTTCTTAATGCTTTATTACCCTTTCCTCTACTACCACCAATAGACCCAAGAATATTTTTATCACCACCACCACTTATTTTACGCTTATATTCACCACCTTTAAGAGCACCTTGCAATTGAACATCTGCAGAAGATGCAGTTGTTCTCATGTTAACTCCACCATCAGTAGGAAGGGGTTTTACAGTTCCAGAAAATCCCTCTGGAGATTTATGTTTAATTTTATTCTTAGCTATTAAATTTTTTCCCAGTTCACTTTTCGTTTTCCAAGATTGAGTTGGTTTTTGTCCAAATGATGTATCTTTATACATTATCTTTTGGACCTTAGACTCAAACTTATCAACATTTTTTGGTTTAAATAATTTCTTTACACCTTTAGATACCTTAGAAGCATACTTAGGTGCATACTTAACTGTTGCCTTGCGAAGTCCTTTAGACCCAAACTTTGCAAGAGCAGCAGTTACGCTTTCATTAAACTGATAAAAAGTTTTCATCCTACGATGGTATCAAACCATTCTTGTGTCATACCAGCAATAATCTTATCTGCTGATTCATGATCTGCTGCATACTTCTCTTCAATAAGATGTTCTACAACTTTTTTATAATTTTCGTGGATTATTTTTGATTCTTTTGGAGTAGGTTTCATCTTCAATATTAGATCTACTCATATATTTATAATCTACATTCCTGCTTGGAACTTATTCCATTCGATTGCGTTCTTAATTTGAAATGTTCTATTAGAAACATTTTTAATAATCTCTTCTAAGAACTTTAATGTGGCATCATAATATCTTATCTTAAGATCTATCTTTGACATCTTTTCATCTGCTTCCATATGTCTCTGAATAGCATCCTTTTCTCTTACCTTATACGGAAAAGGTTCTTCAACATATACTTCTGCTGGTGCTTTACCTGTATAGAAATTATGTCTTTCTAATCTTATTTTATTATATTGTTCTCTTGCCTTTTCACGCAACAAAGTAACGGTATTATAAACTGTATAATACTTTGCGTGTAATTGGGGAATCTTCAGTGATTCATCATGTAGATTATCAGGATCAATGACAGCATCACGCTCCCACATTTCCTGAATTTTATCAAGATTCATAAACTACTTGTAAGATCGTATATAGTATACTTGAAAGATGCCTCTGCTGTAAAGTATTGAACATCAGTATTAGTTGCATCAAAGTCTAGTGAAGATAATGATATTGGAAATAGATCTGTAAATTTAACCTTTGCAATCTCTCTAAGAT